CGGAGATCAAATGGGGCGAAGCATTGTTCGAACCCTGGATTGCCAGGTTCGGGCCTGAGAAACAGGCGCGTATGCGCAAAGCTGTTGAGGACTGGGCGTCCCAACACATCGGAGACTACTCCGACAAGGAACTGTTTGTCAAATGCGAAGCCCTGCTCGTGCAGCACAAGCCCAATTGGGCCCCCAGAGTTATTTACAAGGGATCAGATTTCTACAACGCGATTTCTGGCCCCATATTCTGGGAGCTTATGCATAGGCTTGACGGTGCTGCAGAGTCCATGCCGGGACCGCACAAGGTGCGATTTGCATATGGGAGGACACCCCAACAATATGTTCCATTTCTCGATGAGTGCCGTGGCGATTTCGTTGAGTCCGATTTTTCCGCCAATGACAAGAAGCAGTGCAGCGATGTATTGCGTCTTGAAATCATGCTTATGCGCCGTCTGGGCTGCCCAGAATGGTTCATCCGTCTTCATTTTGAGGCCTCACGGTCTTACAAGGTGAAGAACAAGAAGCATGGTTTCCAAGCGGTTTTGGACAACCAACTCGCCACCGGGGTCACTGACACCACGTTCCGCAATTGTTTCTGGAACTGGTGTATTCTTTCTGTATTTTTAGACAAGGAAGGTTCCGCCGCCTCCCGTAGTCTTATTTTAGGTGATGACATTGTCGCCCGCATCGAGGGCCTCAAACGCAACGCTGCCAAGCGCTATGCGACGTGCGCAACTGAAGCACGGATGGACGCAAAGGTCTCACGACACTCGCGTTTAGTCGATGCTTCTTTTTTGTCGAAGTGTTTCATCCCCTTGGGGGAGGAACGACATACTGTGATGCCGTTATTGGGCAAAGCTTTGGGCCGGTTTAACACCCGGGCCAACAACAATGACGCTGTCACCGACAATGCGTACTTCGCATCCAAAGCTCTTAGCTACGCGTACGAGTTTCGATTCGTTCCGCGGTTTCGGGACATCTTCCTCGATCGTTTCAACCACCATGCACCCTTGGTGGCTGAAGAGAAACACAGGTTTCGTTTTATCGATTCTGCTTGGAACTGGAACGCCCAGCAAGCAGGGTTGACTCTCAAGAACATTAAGACGAAGCTTGTGGTCAATGAGGATTGGATGGCCCGAGACCACGATCTTTCAACCTTCCTATTTTATCGCTATGGCCTGTCTCTACCTGAGATTGAGACAGTCGTCGAACACATAGTGTTAAATGTGGAGGGCCCCGATTACGAT